GTCACAAGGAGAGCTTCCTGCACGTCAAGAACATCAAGGCGTTTTAATCGGAGGCCGGGGCATACCGCCCCGGCCCTATAATTTCAACAAGGAGGAATTTCAGCTATGAAACGCGCACTTATTCAGAGTGTCAAAGTGACCCCGTACACCAGCGAGGACACCATCAACCGCGAGGGCTTCCTCTCCGGCATCCTGGCCGTCAAGGTCGGCTCCCCCTCCGGCTCCCCTACGGGTATGGCCGTGAAGCTGACCATCACCGAGAGCGACCAGAGCGGCACCGGCTATGCGCCCGTCAAGGATAAGCTGGTCTGTGTGGGCAACGCGCCCCTGGACGATGCGGGCGCGATCTCCGTCACCACCGACGCCGCAGGCGGCGAGCTGGTAAACTTCGACCTGGACCTGGTGGGTCTCAAGCAGTACGTCAAGGTCAAGGTGGAGATTACCTGCTCCGGCGGCACCAGCCCGGAGTGTGAGGCTACTGCTGCCCTGGCCCTGGGTGACGCTTCCGAGGTCCCCGTCTAATTTGGCCCTGAGAGGCCCTACAAGGAGGTTTTCACTATGGCAAGACACTATCCCCCCGAGACCGTGAAACCCGCCGAGAACAAGCGGGAAGCAGGCCCCAAGGAGAAAAAAGCGACCGCTCCCAAGAACGACGGCAAAAAGGAGGACGCGGGCGAGTAGCCCGCGCCTCCCCCCTGAGAATGGAGGCGACACCGTGGCAAATGAACCGACTGTAAAACTGGCCGCAAACGCCATGACTACTCTTGAGGACACGATGGAGCGCCTGGGCATCCCACCGGAGGCGGCGGACACCGCCGTAAAGAACAACATCATCCGGCTTATCAATTCGGCGTCTGCCTGGATTGAGACCATCACCGGGCGGAAGTTCGGCAAGGCCACCTACACCCACAGGTACGTTGCCCCCGGCACTCAGGAACTTGTGCTCACTCAGTACCCCATACGGGCGGTTGAGTACGTCCGGGACACCGAGCACGGCGTGAGCATAGACCCCAGCAGCTACGACTTTACCATGACCGGAGACGTGGGCGTACTGTACCGCGATGAGGGATGGGTATTCCGTGGCTACATCGGCGGCCTTGCAAACGACTACACGGCCCCCAGGC